AGAAAGCATCAGTTTCACCATCGTTAAGATCTAGTTCTTTTTGTACACGTTTCTTGAGGCCATCTAACTCAAACTGAGCTCTTCTTTGTGTTGGTAAAGTAGACGACGGACGTTGTAGTTGTATATTTTCTGGTACACTTACATCTCCAGTTTTAAGTTTACCTTTCTTCTGTACAGTTCTAGCAGTATCAAAACCTCTATCTGGTGTCAGCTCTGGCTCTACACCTTTACGAAGCATTGATAATGTATAATTAGGATTGTCTGCTAAAGTAGCAAGCTCACTAAGTGTAAGTTGTGGAGCAGTACTTTCACCTAACTTTTTATCATCAGCTCTCGTTAGTATATCCGTATTTGTCATTGGGTATGATGGATCTTTTAGCAAACTATATTTTGCTCCATCAATTCTTTGGAACTCATCTGACATTTTAGAGTCTACTAATTCTAAGATTTTACCTCTAGTTTCTTTATCTAAAACTGTATTGTTTCTAAGGTAGTTGAGTAAGACACGTCTACGTACTGCAGGAGTTACTCGTCCACCCTTAGAGTCTAACTTAGTGTCTATTATTTTAAGACCGTATTCGTCTCTAACTTTAGCAAACAATTTTCTTACACTTGCAAAGGTTCTTGCATATAATTTTACCTTTTCAGCTCTTAGGTCTTTAATAACCTTGTCTACTCTTTCGCTTACTTGAAGGTTTCGTGGTTGACGACCTTCGATATTACCTTTAACACTATCAAGTTTTACAGGAGCTCTTGTTGGTATAGTACGTTCGTCTTCACCTCTTGCTATTTCTGTGATGTCGTCGTCTTCAAACTTCTGTGGTAACTCGTCCATACGTACAGCTTCTTCATCAATACCACGCACTAAAGATTCCATCTTATCCATCTTACCTAGTTCAGCTCCTACGTCATCAAGTTTCTGTAGGTCTTCTGCTTTAATAGTTTGGAAACCTTCACCAAAGTATTCATCTGTATCGCCCTCAGCTAACGCTTTAACAAAGTCTTGTTCGTCTATAGCGTCGGCGTCGATTCGACCTTCATCATACATACGATTGATGATATCGGTCTCTTGTTTATTCATTACGTTACGTATGCTTGTAACAAGATTACCAAACTCTGAATTGTACTCTTGAGGTATACCTAATAAATCTCTAACAGCTTTTAGAATCTTATGTACTATACCTTTATTCTGAGGTTGAGCACCATATAAGTCTTTAAAGAACTTAGGATTAGTCATAGCTTCTGCTGTAAACTCATGGATACTTTTAAGACCATAAGTACTTCTACCCGCTTCTCTACGTGACTTAATGCTATCCATAAGTTTCTGTGGGTTACTTAATACAGCCCTTGATTGACCATTAAGTACAGCATCTAGATAAGCATTACCTATAGCTTTTAAAGGTGATTCATCAGTTAACTGTGTCATTGTTCTTTCAATGAAACGTAGATACTGTGCAAATTCTAATGGAGCTGAACTCTTAGGTTGTGTACCGAATGTTTCTGACAGTTTTATAGATGTTACTGCGTGCATTGATTCGTGTACAAATGTCTTTTCTAGGTTAGCACCTACCAACATTTTGTTACGTTGATTACGTTCAGCTAAAGTAATAACACGATCCTGTAGATTGTATCCACCAGTTTTCTTTAACTCATCATATTGCTTGAACCCACCGAACTCAGTGTTTTTAAGTGTCTCTGGGTTAGACTCAAGTATCTTGTTAAATAAAGGGGCATAAGGACTGTTCTGACCATCTTCTGATTTAACCCACTGATCCATTACATCAAACGATGATGGATTAGCTACAGTGTCGTCGTTCAACGTCGTAGCAAAACGTTTCTGAACAAAGGTTGTAAACGCTTTATCTAATCCCGCTGTAGTTCTACCTTCGTTTAACTCTGGGTCGTTTCTAAGGTCATCAAAAATCTTTTGGAAAGCTAGCTCTGGATCTTCTGATACTCTAGCTTCTCTTATCTGTTTCATCTTACGAACACCAGATAGGAAACCACCAAGAAGACTACGCATACCCGCTTCAATAAACAAACCTTCAGCTACATTCTTCATACGACCAAAAGCTTCGTCATCATTTTCTGTTGCGGCTAAATAGTCAGTAACTGGGTTAGCTAAAGGTGTGTTGTTGATAAGGTTAGATAAACGTGCTTCCTGTCCATCAAATACTAAAAAGTCAGCAATAGCACCTGCACCTACATCACTAGCAATACGACGACGTTGTGCCATCTTTTTAAACTTCTTAGATTTAGCACCCGCTTTGGCTAACCTAGAAACTTGTCCTAGTTTACCTAGTTGTCCCGCTACAGGTACAAACCCTGTAAGAAACTGTGTTGTGCCTTCTACAAAACCACCGATCATAGTGTCGGATGTGCCTAAGAACTTTTTATCGTAATCTGGAAGTGCATCTCCCATTGCATAATCACCAAGGTTGTAAATACCTTGTACAGCTCCTTCAACACCTCTAATAGGGGCGGCTAAAAGGTCAGTAATAAGGTTTCCTTTACTTTCCTCTGGTTTCTTTTCAAGTGCTCCTTCCACGCCTTCGCGGGATGCTCCTGTAGTTATTTGTTGGAATATAGACATATTATGCTAATTGTTCATTTGGGTTTTGAGTGCTTTCGTTTTGTACTAATGTACCGATAGACTCTAAAATTAATTTTAAGTTAGGGTTTTTTCGTAATTCTTGTCGAACCTTTTCTTCCCATTCTTCACCGACATCCTCCTTTTCCATAGGAATCCTACTTTCGTCGGTATAGCCTCTTCCTAACCATTTAGCTCTTTCTTTGTTAGGTAGGTCTTTTACTTGGTTGGATGGTACTATGTAACTATCGGGAAAGCCTAACATCCTAATTAGTTGAACTCTAGTACCATCAAATTCATCATTGTTTCTGTGAGCTAGAAAGTCTACTAAAGCGTCTTCAGCTACTTCAGTTCCTTTTCTAGGATCTATAAATTCATTACCTTTTAGTACCCATCTTCGAGCTACCTCAGCAAGTCTTGCATCGGTTTCTGAAGGTGAGGTTAAGTAGTCCATGTATGACTTATCGGGAGAAGTATAATCTCCTTTACTAATTAGTTCGTTTGTCATAAGGTTTGTCATTTTACCTTTTCTGTTCTTTTGAGAAGCATGAACTAACTCGTGCATTATAGTTTGCTCAACAGCTTCTATATTTCGATAACGGTCACTGACTTCAATTAAATCTTTGTTACGATAAGCTAGTCCTCCAATACGATCCCCAAGATCTTTAAATACTATTCGAACTTCATTGTTTTTAGTGTTTAGAAGCTCGGGACTACGTTGTTCTAATAGCTTAAACTTAGCATCAACAATTCTATCAATAGCTTCGGGATTCGCATTTGGGAGTCTACTTGTGTAGAACTTTTTCGCAAAGTCCTTATAGTTAATAAAGGTTTTTCCTCTTTCTGTTCTTAGATTGTATTTATCTATAACTTGTTCGTGGACATTAGTTGGTTCATTGCCTATTGAATACTTTCCGAAATTCTCAGTAATATTTGAATCGATAGCTTCCACTTCGTTATCCTCTAAAGTTTTTTTTTCGGGGTCGGGATCAAGGTCGTCGTCGCCGTCGAACATCTCTCCCGCTTCTAGGTAACCCATAGCTACAAAGTATCTTCTTTGAGCATCATAGATTCTTTGTGCTTCCTTAGTGCGAGCCTCAAAGTCATCTAACACTCCACCAGTTGTACTAGGAGGTAAGAATGCTGATACATTACCTTCTTTAAGGGCGTATATAGTATTAGCTATATCTCCGTCGATGATGATGGCGTAGTCTTCTTCAGAGGCCATTCTAGGGTCTTTACCTATTGTATCTCTAGCCCATATCTTTTCTAGAGGAATCTCGATTGTCTGTACACGATTAGAAGGGGTAACTATACCATAAGGCGAATAGACTGAGCTAGTATCAACTACATAATCTATTGACACATATCCGTTGTCTAGTTCTTCTTTGGTAAACCCTACAAGCTCTTTGTATTGCCATAAAGCATCCAAAGCTTGATTCTCACCACCATTAGCATACTGCTGACCAATAGCGTCAAGGTACTTAACACCTTTTCTTTCTAACTGCTCCATAACAGCATAATGAGCTTCTAAAGCTGATTCTCTGTCATTAAAGCCTAGTTTTAAGACTTGTGCGTAGTTATCTAAAGTAGTAGCTACAGACTCATTCTTATTAATTTTAATCTGAACCTTACCATCTGTAATAGTGTAAGGGTCGTCTTGTTTGACAGATTCTTCTGCTAATCTATTAAATTCTTGTATTTGTAAAATAGGGTCTGTTATATTTCTAACACGGTTTAACTCTATCTCATTAGCTCCTGCATTTATAGCTAATTGTTCTGCACTTTGAGCTTCTAATTTAGGTTCGTTAACCTTTGTAAGACGCTTCATTTCACGTTTAACAGCTTCATTAGACTCTTCATAAGCCTCTTGTAGTGCTTCTTGAGCTTGTTGCTCTCTTTCTACATCACTTAAATTAGGGTTTAAATATATTTCTTGTAGTTTCTCACGTACTAACTGATTATAAGTCTTTTGGTGATACCCAGAAAGCTCCATAGCTAACTCAGTGCCTACAAGATCTCCTGTGCCTCCATCTTGACGTTTAAAGAATAGCTCCATCTCTCTTTGAGTGAAATTGATATCTTCACTATTAATTAACGTAAAGGTGACGTTGTCGTTGAATTTATGAGCAGTATTTTTAGGTACGCTCTTAACGAAGTCGTTGACGGCTACATCAATAAATATAGAAGGGTCTCTTTTAATGGTATCTTTATATTTATTTAACCTAACAGTTAAACCATCGTCACCTTCTTGTTGGATCTCTGCGTCAAGCTCTGCAAAGATAGCATCTAGTTCTTCTTGGTTACCTTGTGCTCTAATAATACGAGCTGTATACTCATTTTCTATTTTGTCATACTTAGCATCAAGTAGTTGTGGTAGAGCCAGTCTAGCGTTGTGTAGTTTTACTCTATACTCTGTTTCCATCTTCTGCCCCTCAGAGCCTTCAAAGATGTCTTTACCGTTAACTAATAAAGGTTCATCGTTTGTGAATACTTCATTAAATAACTCTTCTGCATTCTCTAAGCCTTCTGTAGTGCTTAAAGCTATAAGGCTATCAAGATGAGCCGCTACAGTAGAACGTGTAGTCTCATTGGCAGTCTTCTTGTCTCCTAGATTGTTTGCTGTAGCTATATTAAGCTCAGTAAGTGTAGTTCCTAAAGCATCATATTCACCATCTAGTTTTTCTAAAGTTCTTGACCCTGTATCTATCTCTTCTTCACGAATATACTTAGTTGTCTCTTCGATATAAGCATCGTGTAGATTTACTATTAGCTTAGCTTTCTGTCCTACAGCAAGTGCATTGTGAGCATTAGATGCAAACTCATTGCCGTTAAAACGTGAATTAAGGCTATCAAAGTATTCATTAACTTTGTTGTTGACGGCGTTGTCGTAGTCGTCAATACTATCATAGTTTTGTAGTGTACCTTTAAATTCTTTCTCAAGCTCTTTGAGTTCTAATGGAACAACGTCTTTATATGTACGTTCTACAAGTTTCTCTTGGAATGCTTTGTTGTAACCAAATAAACTTTGTAATTCTTTATCTTGAGACAATAACTCGTTGTAATGAGCATTAAATTCTTCATCAGACATTTCAGCGATTTCTCTAGCGGCCCGCTCTTGATTCATATCAACAGCCTGTTTGTATACCTCTGGAGTTCTACTTAATGCCTTAGCGAAATTTAAAGCGGCATTAGTTTTAGGGGTTTCTTGTACGGGAACAAAATAGTCACCACCTCGTGAAACGCTAGGGTTTAAAGCCTGCTGACTTGGGTCATATGATGGATTGTCTCTACCACCTTTTTTAAGTAGTTCTTCTAAAGGATTCTTAGCCATAAGTATTAAAAGGGTTTTGGTTTGGAAGATGTAGATCTAGCATTCCCATATTCTGAGTTTTTTGTGATTGTTTAGCAAAAGTAGCAACGGAATCTTTGTTACCGAAACCTGTAAATCCTGCATCAGCCATTGCTCCTTGCATACTAAATGCTGTCTGAGCACCGTCAAGTATTGCACCTAGATAATTAGGTTGTTCAATAGGTTTGTTGATACGTAACATATTAGATCTAGATTGTCCTGCGGCGTTGTCTAGGTTTATCTGACTATTAACAAAGTTCATTTGATCTTGTTGTGCTAATGAGAAATTGTATTCAGCTTCCTTACGTGTGTAATCAGCCACTAGTGCATCAACACTTCTACCACCAACTCCTGCTTCACCTGCGACAACTCTAGCAGTTGCTCTAGCTTCCATAGCTCTCTTTTGGTTAGCTCTAAGTTTTTGAGCCATTGCAATCTTTTGAAAACGTTCTTGAGTTCTTTGAGCTGAAACCTCACGTAAATAACGTTTTTGTTCATCCTGTGTCGCTCTAAGTTGCATCTTTTCTTGCGTCTTAGCGGCATTGCGTTGACCTGCGATGGTACTAGCGGCTTGTCCCACACCCATCGCTACGGCTATTGTAGTTGGTTCACACATTGTTTGATATTATTATAAATTCGTAAAAAGGTTGATTTGAAAATTCTAGTTTTCTTATAAACTTTGCACCACAGAAACGCAACCATTTAATGGCTAATTCGTTATCTTCGTGTACGTAGTTTACTACGGTCTTATATGGGGCAGTTAATAGATGTACCCAAGGTCTAGAAGCTTTTATAAACGCATAGGCGTTATCTAACAAAGCGTCAGTACCCAGTAACCATATATAGGCTTGTCCAGCAATTCGTCCACTACCAAACATAGCAATAGGTACGCCCTCTGGACATAAGACAGTAAAAGTTGCATCATCATTTTTTAATCCACTTCTAAGAGCCTCTTCGGGTGTATGCCCCATACAAGAAACCTCCAGTTTATCTGGTTTCCTCATAAAGGGTGCTATCGCATCGACGTCGTCGTCTTTAGCTAAGACAACCATACCTCCACCGTTATGGTGGCTTACGATGTTACGGGATACGTTTTGCACGTGTGTGGACAAATGACTCAAATTCGGCTGATTGAAAGGTTGAAGGTAAAGCTGAGCTATTTTCGATTGTTATCTCGGTTGTACTAGCTTTAGAATAAACAGGAAACTGATAGAAACCATTATCTAGATCTAATTCACTAACATTAGTTGTACCTACAACATAAGTAGAAAACTGATTAGTATAGTCGTTAGTATATGTACTTCTACGCTCTGGAGTAACCTTTACAGTGAATCCTTGACTCTTATTATAATATAGAGAGCCTTTGCGTACTAACATATCAACGTTACTAGCTGATTTACTCTGTCCCGATTGTTGTTTAAATACTTGTTTACTAAAAGTGTACTTCATAGTGTATGGTATACCTACAAATACAGTTGTATTAGGGTTACCAGTAACTGTTACAGTAGAGCCTGTATTAGTACAAGGTAATTTTTGACCAGTTGGTTTGTATGCCTCTACTGAGTTGTTATCTGGTGTGTATGGTAGTACTATTTGGCTACTTGAGTTAGTAGTAGCGGATACACGCATATCTAGTAAAGTTAAATGCTCTACAGAGGTAGAATCAGTCTGACCAGAGTTCATAGGTAATTTAACTAAGTTAGTTTCGCTATTCTTAGTCATAACCATATATAACACTGAATCGATAAACTCCATACCTCTTATTTCACTGTCAAATTTAAATTTAAACCAACTACTTAGTAGCTTCTTGTTACCACTATAGAAATACTTGTATACACAGAGTACCGTAGGGTCGTCGACGCTGACGATACAAAGCATATCCTCTGAGGTTGTACCCGCAAAGTCTAGTATGTTAGCTTTAATATAACTAGGTACGTGCTCAGTTACGTCAACAGAGTCGTAGACGTCGGTATTAGCATTGATTGTAAATTCTCTAACCCCTGTAAATCCACTCTTATCAAATGGGAAATAAATATACGCTCCTAGTGGTATAGGGTCTATATTATTATTAGTATTAAAGTTAGTTACAGGTGTAATGGAAACTGTCTTAGGAGTCAATGTAGCACCACCTTTAAGAACAAACTGTCCATTCTCAGAGAACATAATAAGATTCTCTTGGAAACCTTTAGCTGATCTTAGGTTAGTAACACGACTACTAGATACCGCTATATCAATAGGATCGTCATCTAGTAATGTAGTAACTGTAGTACGATTAAAATTATACACCATTTGTCCTGTACTGTCTGTCTTACCAAACCCACTTTGTGACATAATAATGTTTTCATTACTTAGGAATCCTAATCGATTTTTAAAGAAGAATAGATTTGCTATAGGTTGTGTAATAAATGAAGCTAAGGGATTACTTTCGTCGTCTCCTGCCTCTCTTTCAGCAAACTTCATTGTCCTAATTTGGAATCTATCTGGAGCATCATTAATTAACTCGATTGGTAAAGAGGTAGAGTCATATCCTTTTTTGATATTAGGCCCTACAGTTTCTACCCAAGATCCGTTACCAAAGTCCTTACCACCTACAGTTTCAAATTTAACGTAGTAGTCGTCTTCGTTAAGATCAGCATCACCTCGTACTTTTACCTCAAAATTATTCTTAGCAAACACAGGTAAATCATCAAGACTACTTACTGAGTTATGTACCACACCTATACCTTCACCCGATAAACCATCAAAACTAGAAACAGCGATTTCACTGATATCAGAGTCAGCTGTTAGAACTAATAAGTTTTGACTTACGTTAGTTGAATCTAATGTAAAATGATCACCAAAAGAATCACCACTAGGAAGACCACTTTCGGATGTATCGGAGTCTGTTAAATCTACAAGCTTTGCTAGTATGACCGATGAGTCAGCATTTTCTGCCGTCGTCGTCGTACCACTTGTATTTGTACCATTACCAGATTTAGTCTTTCTTTCGTATATAAAATTTAAACTACCTGTAACAGCGGTATTACCTGTACTTTCAACAGTCCAAACACCATCTGGGTGGGTTGTACCAATATCTAAAGTTCCCGCTGATTGAGTAAGGGCATAGTCACCACTAGAGTATATAAACCCAGAGTAATAAGCCGCTTTCTTGTATCTCCAACTTCCTGCATTTTCAACTTGTATACCTGTTACTTCACCACTAGAGCCTATAGATGTAATCTTTAATGTAGGCTGTGTAAACAACTCTAAATCCATTGTTTCAGCGTCTACTCTTGGAGCATTAGCCCAGTCTGCAAACGGTAGTACCTTGGTTGAAGGTAATTCTAAGTCTACAATATCGTTTACAGCGAAACCTGTACCTAAACCTCCAGATATAGTAGCTACACCTGTAAGACTGTATATATCATTTGAAACAGAAGTAGTTATACTTACACTTGCATTTCCAAGAGTTCCAGGAACTTTAGCATTAACTTGGAATCCATATTCTTTGGCATAATCACCCTGTTTGATGAATATAAGTGCATCGTTAGTTAACGTAGGTGTGTTATCAGCACCTACAGCAATATTCTGTGTAGTATTTACCAAGAAAGTAGCATCAGAAACTGTTAGTGCTTTAAAAGACGTTCTAGGTGTAGTTGGAGCTAGATAACCAGTTGCAGGGTATTTACCTGCGGATAAAGTACTTTTATATTGTGTTGTACCTTCAGTAATTGTAGCTTCATCACCTGTTAATAAGTTGTATATACAAACATAAGAACCATCGTTAATTAATACATACTTCTCAGTTGCACTTCGATTTATAAAGTGAACAAAACTTGTATTATCGATCGCTTCTGTTAACAATCTAGCAATATGTTGAGTACAAGGTCTTTTACTTAAACCATCTACAATAGAACTCATAGCGTTTTCTTGTAGCTCACATTGTCCGTCATACCTAATAGCATCGGGTTGTTGTGAGACTCCCTGTATTAAATTAGGTAGTGATGTAGTTACTAAGGGCATTATAGTTCGTAGTTACGGTTAATACCGACTCTAGAATAGGTGTCGTAATTGTCAAATATAGAATAATTAGCGTTGTCGTTGTCGACGTCGGCAAAGTAAGCTCTAAGTTCTGCTTCCATCTTAGGAAGACGTTGTATGTCTACACCAGATTTTGGATACATTTCTGTTAACAAAATAGCTACACGAACTTCTAGGTATTGACGATATTTAACTGGAACAGCATCTAAATCAACTTTTTGTATGATTGTACCTTTTACTGTACCACTCCAAGTTGTGTAAGATTGATCTTCTAGATTATAGATGTAGGTAGGTGTATTAAAATCTCGACGAGTCCTAACGTTGTTTATCTCAACGTTTAAAACTTCTGGTGTTATATTAGCTGTCGATATGATACCTTGATTAGTCGCTGTAAATTCATAGTCATGAGTAGTATTGAAATACCAACCTCTAGATTGTAACTCTTCGTTAGTCTCAACCATTAAGTCAAAAGCATTTACAGAAAGTGCATTTGCATTAATATTGGATACTTTATGCTCTCCTATTAAACGTAAGATTGAGTTTACAAGTTTTAGGTTTGTTGTCCCTGTATTATCAACACCTTGTGTAACGTTAGCTCGTAGTTGATGAGCATCTTTAATTAGCTCTACTTTCTTATAAGCGGGTAAACCGTTAAATGGGCCTTCTTGGATTCCCATCATTCTTAACTCTTCTTTAAAGTCTTTGAATGAGAAGTATCCACTTTCTCCAGTAATACCTACACCACCATTTTGAAACCAAGCAGACTCTGCGTTAGTTTCATAGGTTCTCTTTTCACTTAGCTCTAACTTTTGTTGCTCTATTAAAGCTTCTTGGTCTGCTATTAGTGCGGCCTCGGCATCAGTCTTTAGTTCCTGTGCATCTATAAGCTCTTTCTCAGCATCAGTTTTTAGTTCCTGTGCAGTCAAAAGTTCTGTCTCAGCATCAGTCTTTAGTTCCTGTGCATCTATAAGTAAACCTTGCTTACCTTT